GTAAATAAATAGTTTGAGTTGTAAACTTGAACGCTTTCTACGCTTGAAGTTGACGACTGATTAACACTTTGACCGAGCGGCATATTAGGATATAACACAAAGTCAAATTCTGACAAAGTTTCGTAGCCGTTTTGGTCGCTATACATCCGAATGTTATGATTAAATATAGGTGCTTGAGCATTACCATACATTAAATCAAACCCGAAAAACATCAATGCTATTGAATCACGATAGCCTTCATTCGTTGTTGATTCGTTGATTATGAAAGAAAGAGGGTCGTTAGGAACATAACCACCAGCCGCTGAGTCGCCAGTTAGTTGATATAAAGTTTGGTTTGTTGATTGATTTGTAGCTAATGGAGTTGTAGCTGGGTATAAATAAACATCGCAATTACCGTTAGCGAGAATATCATATCTGTAATATATATCTACATTGCCCGAATAAGACTTACTGAAAAAAGTTCTCTTCGTTCTTGTTACGACATAATCTACAACGCTTGAAACTGTCGCGATTGTTTGGTAACCGCTCAAGTAAATTTCATTAGCTGGTATAAAGTTGTTTCCAGCATCATAAACGATAGAGCCATAATCAAACCGATGTGTCCAACCTCCAACGCCAAACGTAGACTCTGAATCTGAAAGTAAGTCGTAAGAGCCGCCAATGTTAACCATTGCTTTTCTAAGGTCAACCTGAGCATCCGATAAGGTGCTTTCTTTTATGTCGCCCGTAATTAACCGACTAAACACCGCACCGCTCAAGAAGCTACTTGTATAAGTAAACCCAGCGAATGCAAAGATTCTATCGATTATATTCTTTAGCTTAAAGAAAGGTCTGAAGTCCTCCACTCGGTAAACTCTTCCGCCATCTGAGAAGTACTCAAAGTTTGTAGCCGTGTCAACCATCGGGTAAACGTAGTCTTGGTTGTAACTCCAAGAGTCTACAATATTCTGATAAGTGTACTCGTGGTTTAAGTCGCTGAAGTCAATTAACGGAAGCGCATTCTCGTCTACGTCATTTAGCTTCTTGTCTCCAAGCACCGAGAAGATGTTGAGTAACTTACCGATAAACACAACCTCGTAAGTGTAGGCGTGTCCCTTTTGGATTATCTTACGAAGCTGAACAACTCCAGCCATAACCTCCACACCGTCCGCTATTACTCGCGCCTCCGCTTTCTTATTAGGGTTAAAATTGACATCAATGTTAGAAGTGTTAGCATCGTAATTGTTGCTTATGTTAAAATCATAAATGTGTCCAAAGAGTGCATCGTTGTTCTTGGTCGCTGGACACTTGATTGTCTTGGAATATTCCGTTGACCTCTTCTCAGGATTGCGAATATCAGCAACCCCGTAATTAAATGAGAAGTCGAAACCCTCAAATACATCTAACCTTTTGCCCTCAATTCTAACCTCAACCACGTTGTCTTCTGTTTTTAATTGCGTAACTTAACTCGAAAGTGTACTGCATTAGCTTATCGTTTAGGCTTGTCTTTTTAACGATGTTCCGTTGGTTTAGATTAGCCGCTATAAACTCGTTACTATCGTTTTCAATGTAGATGTTTGGCGAAGTAACTAAGTCCTCCATCCATTCGCTTTCCTCTTCAGTTAGGTAGTTAGAGTTTATTGTAACCTTCTCCATTAGTTCCACGTTGTAAGTAGTCGTTCCCCTTGACTTCTTTTGATAGTCGTAAGAATTGATTCCAAGCGTGTTAGTTTGCTGGTCGTATTTGTCCTTTTTTACGTCTGTCTTTTCTATCGACTTCATATTAAAGTTGTGAGAATCAAACCCACCTAAACGGTTAAGCCACGCTATTCGAACTGGAGCGTACTTTGAGCATTCTTGTTCTATGTTAAATGTGAACTTCTCACTCGTCAATGCGTTGGTGTTATCTCTCAATTGGATAGTGTAACTAGCAGCACCTACTAGAATAGTCGAAGGTGTTATTGATACGGTCGGAGCAAGTGGTAACATATTAGCCGCATCAAGCGTTACAATGTCAAGCGTTCCAACTGGAATACGGAAGTACTTCTTGTCCCAAGTCGGGTCTGTTGATAGGTCGTTAGTTACTAAAGCTGAGTTTAAAAGAGAACCTGAAGCGTTGTAACCCGAATACGCTTTTATGGCATAACTGTAAGCACTAAACCGTTCTGTCAATATAAATAAAGAGCGGTAGTGCTGAGATGAATCTATTTTAATCGTTCTCGGTGAGTCCGTTAAGAACTTGTGATCCGTTGAGAAGCCGTTTATTTGATAATCAGTATAATCAAAGTCTAGCCAATCTATCTCGTTCCTTACGCCATTCCAAACGCTTTTAATATCCGTGAAGATAGACTCGTTTTCGTGGTAAACTCCTTGTGCATCTTTGTCCTCCTCAGTTATTTTAAGGTAGTATTCTTTGTGGTTTGTATTATCGTAAAAGAATCCCTCCGTACTTGTTGCTCCTATGTCCACAACCCCCTCAAGATACGACTGCAAGAAGCGTGATGGGTCGAAGAAAGCACTAACCGCAAAGGTCGGAAGAAGTGAACCGCTTTCGCCTTGCACCGGGTAAACTCTGACCGTTCCAATCTTCGGGTCTGATGGGTAGGTTTCGGGCAGAATATCAATCTTGAACCTAACTGTCGGAGTTAAGTTTGTCGTCTTGATAACATAAGCGTTATCGTTGAAAGCTAACCCGTATTGCTCAGGCTCTTGCGTTAAATAAATAGCCATTATCCTTCTATAATTCTTTTGATTTCTTCGAATGTCAGTTCTATATCTTCAGCTATTGCCGCCTCAACCACTCCGACAATATTCTTGCCCGCTTTATCGACTGCTGGTTGAATCCAGTTCTTCGGCTTGATTCCTTTCTTCTTTATGCTTCTATTGATAACAAACGCCAAAGACTTACGTTCGTATTCTGAAAGTTGCTTGTCTTGCCCCGTTACCTTCTGTAAGGTGTTAGGGTATCTAAGCCACCCCTCTATAACTCCGACTGGCAAACCTTTACCCGGCTTTCGTCCTTCGTCCACGTTCTCCCCGTAGTCTTCCATATTAATCTGCATACGGTAGACTTGCCCAAACACTTTAACTTTTGGCTGCACGTTAATCTTCAAAGATTCCCCTAACTTACCTGAAGAAATAAGGTTCTTCTCAGTTAGCGAGTCCGTCAGTTCTTGGACGTATTGCTCTCGCATTTTGTTAAGAGCATCTATCAGTTTATCGAACGCCATTCTGTTTCTGTTGGTGGTACTCGTGAGATTGTTTAGCCTTTTGGAAACTGATAAGGTTTAAGAACTCCCGAAGCGGAAGCGCAAAGAAATAACCCCACTTTGTTGCATCGTTATTTGATAGGTTGTTAACCACGTTTAACCATCCGTATTTTGTTTCAAACGTCTCAACTTTCGCTCCGCTTGTTTCTTTATCTTCTCCGCTTTCCTGACCGAAAATTCCAGTATATGTTTGGCGGACATTAGATAACTGCTCAAAAAAAAAGCGGACAATGGCTGAACGATTGTCATCGGTGCTTGAAGCATTGCCTCCGCTACCTCCTTGTGCTTCTCCGAATCGTAAGGTTGTTTCTTCCAACCCCACCAAGTCTTCTTTTTAGGCACTAAGAACACCGCCATTATCTCGTTAAGTTGGTCGATAACCTTGTCCGGGTCTTTCATCAAGTGCATCAATGTGATATACTGCCCTCCATTCAACTTATAAACGTCTGTGATAACATTGTATCTAAGCCCTCCAAATTCCACAACCTTCTGTACTTGTCCTAGTAGCTGCTCAGATAGAAAGGATAGCGTTCGCATACACTTAGCGTAAGTCTTTAGAGAGTATGTTTCAATCTCATCAACTGGAACGCCTGACATAATGGATATGATAGCCACGTTGGTTGCGTACTCGTCCCCGTTTTCTGCGAGTATCTTCTGCAAGGCTTGGAACTGCTCAATGGTTACGCCCTCCCAGCTATTAGGTAATTCTATCTTCATCTTCTTATAAATAGCGAATTGGTTATTTTGTGTCTAAGGTAAAAAAGCCGCTACATTTCTGCAACGGCTGATTGGGTTGATTTGGGGCGTTCTTATGGTTGCCCCTTTTGGTTAGTTAAACGCTTTGCTTATAGCGTTGGCGTATGCCTCAGTTACTTTCTTTTCGTAGAATGCAATCAGTTCGTTATTGCTTTCTAGTTTTTCGGCTTTCAATTGGTTGATGATTTGGATTGTTGTTTTGATTGTCATGGTTTCTTGTTTTTTGCTTTTGTTTCTGAGACCAAATATACAACTCTTTTGAATACTCACAACATTTAAAGAAAAATAATTTAGTTGGCACTTGGCATTAGTGGCATTAGTGGCATTACCGAACAGTGTACTTGCCAGCGTTAGCCTTCAACTTCTCCATAGCCACGTACCTCAAAGCATCTAGTGCGTGGTTGTTATCGTCTTCCGCTTGGTTGGTTACTTGGTTGGTCTTGTAATCTCGTTTCCAAGCGTAGTTACGGAGTTCTCTGATTACGTTAACTGAGTCTTGGTGTACCATTATCTGAACGCTCTTTAGCTTGTCGATACCTGACCGAATAGAGTCCGCTCCTTTGGTTACTGGTCTTATCCTAAACCCGGACCGTCTTATCTCTTCAATAGACTTAGGCTCTGCGCTATCCGCTATAATCTCGTCCGACCTTTGCAGTCCGCATTTGTGGGCTATGTCTGCATTCGTTAGCCCAGTCTCGTAAAGTAGTTCTTTAACCCACAACTTGCCCTCCTGAAACATTACCTCAATCAATGCGGTTGGGTCGTTAGTGAATCCAAAGTCTAAGCCGTAGGCTTTCCACTTGTAGCCCGTTGGGAAGTCTTTCGTTTCTGTCCAGTTCTCATATATAGCCCCTTCTCTTCTTGACCTCTCACCGAGTCCGTAGACCTTCCACTTGTATTCGTCTGCCGTTCCTCTTGCTTGGTTGTGAGGATTTGGCTGATAGGAGTTTATCTTGTCTCTTATATGCTGGTCTAAGAAGGTATTGTCTAGCATCGTGGAATGAATTAACACAACATCGTCACGCTTCAGTACGTTGTCGTATATCCAATGTTCATCCGTTGACGGGTTATAGTCTAATATCCACTTACCCTTACATCTTTGCTCCAGTTGGTCGAAGTCGTCCTTGCTTGTTTCAATAGCCTCATTCAGCCAAAAGAAGTCCGTCTCAATACCGTGTAGCTTCTGTGGTGAGTCTAAGCCGTAGAACTCAAAGGACGAACCGTAATGCTGGTAAGTTAATTCACTCTTGTTAAACGCTTCCTCGTTCCAGCTTTCAACACTTGCAAAGACCTTTTTAAACGTGTCGAGTACCGTCGGCTTAATCCACGTTCTTCTCCACCTTGCAATCGCGAATCTCTGCGGTGTTTGCGTACCAAGTAAGAGGAGTGCTTGGCAGATTGACCACGTTTTGGAACTACGTGAGCCACCCTCCAACACAATTCCCCGAATTGATTTATCATTAAGGGCAGTCCATAGGTCATCAAACACTCCAGTTCCATTAATCTTCATTCGGTCGATGGATTACTATCTCTATCTTCTCAGGCTTACCACCGTTGACGGTCTGCTCTACCTCCTCTTTAGGCTTGCCGTACACCCTATCAAACAGAACATCCAAGATATGAATAGAACCCTTCTTAAAGTCTCGTTGTGCCTTGTTCGCTATTAGAGCAATCCAAAAGGGTAACTCATCATTCTGAGCCAACTCAACCAATTCGCTTCGGGTCTTGCCTAAGATGTTCTTGATAATGTCCTGAGTCTGTCCTTTGCTTAGTTTAAGGTTGTGTTCCTCAAGGAAGTGTTCCCTTAGTACCGTCTCAATCTTCTTCGGTCTGCCATTAGGGTTACCGCTTTGCCCTTTCTTAAATGGTATTAAATCCTCTTTGCTCATTCTGTTACTCTTCTGTTTTCTTGTGTTTTTCAGAAATCAATTTTGGTACTGCACTATTCCAATTAACGTGGTGGTGTAATCTTAGATGCTTGTCGCCCATTGGTTTGATGTAAACACTTGAAGGGCTAAACATAACCGTGTAAAACGATTTTATGTATGTTCCGCTATCTAAATATAGTTCCGTCATTCCGCCCTTGTTCGATTGCGTTTGGTTCTGAACTAAAGACACGAACGGTATAGTTCCCATTAATAAACCAATGCTTTGCTTATTTACATACGTATTTACGTCTTCGTTAATTCTACCTATAAACTTGAAAGGTCTATCTGTTGAGCATATAAATGAGTTCATACATTTCCGAAACAAAGTGGGTCGCTTTGCCATTCTGTTATGTTTGCCACCAATAAAGTCTCCACCTTGAGCCATTGAAATAGTTGAGAAATTACTCTCTTTGTAAAAGTTTAGCAAGGCAGAAAAAACAGAATCTAAATTTGCAATAAAAGAAGGTTTTTGTCTTTCGTTGGTATAGACCCGATATTCAAAACGAGTGTAGTCGTCATCCATTTGAATAAAGTATTTGACCCCCAGCTTCTCAGCTATTTTAAAACAAGCGTTTCGAGCATAAACAATTGCCCTTCGGTCCTCAAAATTATCCGCTTCATCAAACTCTTTAGCGATTTCCTTCTTGCTAAAAATCTCAACATCTTTAAATTTATCTAAATACTCTTGTGCCGTTTTGTCCTCGTCATCAATAACTAAAATTATTTTTCCAGTATATCCGTGATTACGCAAACTTCTTGCCGTATGCACGTTATTTGGTCTGCCGTTGGTTAATATAAAAACAGCAAAATCAGTCATCGAGTTCTGCAAGTGTTTCTAATTCGTGGAATAACTTAACGAAACCAAGTTCAATCGCTTTATCATAGTCGATTATCACAAGTGCCGAGTTCTCCATAAGGTTTTGAAGTTCATTACTTGAATGAGCATAAAGGTCGGCTATCTTGCGATAGTCAAACTCAACGTGACGAGTAGCCGCTAACTTTAAAAACTCCTTTTCTTCATCTCTCAGGTTTGATAAATCAATTTCTTTAATCAGCCTATCGTAAACTTTTGTGTTATATAGCCCTGACTCATTTGGTCGCTCGTTCTTTGGCTCGTAAATAGGGCTTTCAATTTTAGTTGTGTAAGCCTCGTCTTGTTCTTCATCCTTTGGAATATCTAACCCCCAGCGGTCCAGTTCTTCAGCGTTCCAAGTGTTTGCCAACTCGTCCCAATCCCATTCTCCAAAGCCTACGTTATCCTTTATAATAAATTCCCTTTGCTGCTCCTCTGACCAGTCCACAATCTTAACGGGCACTTCAGTCCAGCCAGCTTCTTGCATTGCCTTGAGTCGCATATTACCACCAAGAGCAACCATCTCTTTGTTAACTACAATCGGTCGGGCGTTAGCCATCTCCGGGAAGTCCTTTAGGCTTTGCACTAGCTTCTTGAACTTCTCCTCCTTGATGTATCTCGGATTGTCCGAGTTGGGTATTACTTTACTTATTGGTATAAACTCCATTCTTGTAGTTTGAAAGTGCTTCTTGCGATGTCTTACCCGATGCTTTCTTGCAAGGTTCTCCGCTCCAGTACAAATTTGCCACGTCTCTACTGAAGCAATAGAAGTCCATCGTGTAAGTGTTTTGAGTAATGTAAAGCCCGTAGTTCTCGTGGTTCTCGTTCTGTTTCATTTCTTCTTCCTTCTCTTTGGTTTGTTCGCTTCGTAAAAGTTCAAAAGAGCCACGCTCATAATCTGAGGACTCCTTCCACAACTGAAGCAAACCTTCGCCTTTGGGTCGATGTAAGACCACGCCTCTTGGTACAATGCTTGTTCTTCTCGTGTTATTCTTCCAGCAAATTGTGAAGCCTTCATCTTACTGAGTGCCTCGTGCCGTTCTTTTATAAATAGCAAAACGTCTTTTTTGTGCATTATCTTCTTTTTTCTTTAACGTACCGAATAACTGGGTAAGCAATCACGATTAGAAGTATCAATGTTATCAGCATCTCTTTATCTTTTCAAGCCGTTCAATCGACCGCACTATTGATTCAATCTTACTCACAACTCTTTGAGCCTTTAGTTTATGACCGTTTAGCTTTACAATCTTGCTGCTCATATCTCAAACCTCCACATTAACCTTTCAACAAGCACCGCCAGTAGTCCAGTCTGCAAAGCCGTTAACGGGTCAACCGCTCCAAACATAACGCCAAACCAAAACGACAAACAAAGACGACAATCAAAAGGCTTAATTCTCGTGAGGTCGTGAATATTAACCCACTTCTTTATTAGAATGTCCAGCCCTATCACGTCTACCCAAACGAATGCTAGCATTGCCCCGGACAAGGCGTTCAAGATGTATTCCATAATAATTCTTTTTAAGTGTTTCTAACGCTCGTTTAACTGAGTTACCTATCGACTTGAAAGGTATGTCTACTTTTGCCGCAACCTTTCGATAGCTTCCTTCTTCGAGCCACATCTCAAGTATCTTACGGTCATACCAATGCAGTTCCTCCATTAAGGTTTCCAAGAGTTGTAAGTCGGCTTCTTTTTCTTCGTCGTAATCTTCACGGTCGTAATCTATCTGCTCGTAATTGTAAAGGTTGTATAACTTGGAGAAGCTGGAGCGTGGAGATGTCGCCATGTTTAGCATCGTTCGAACCACATAGAACCGAAGATAACCGCCATCGTTTATTTGTTGCCACTTCTCTTCGGGTAATTCCATCAACACAAGCGCAACTTCTTGGATAAGGTCGTCAGGTACTGAGCAAATCTTTTGAGCCAGTTCCCAAAGTTCGTTATCTCCAATTAAATCAATTACCGCTTTGTCTTTCACGTTGCTAAAGTAACATTAAATCTTTATAATCGGTCTATCCTTCCAATGTATAGCAGCCCCACAGTCGCACCAAAACAGAACTTCTTTAGTTGGCTCAACCTCTTCAGGCTTGATTGGCTTATAGTTGAATATAGGGCATATTAGCAGGAAGATTGTAAACGCGGTTAGTAGTGTTTTTCATTTACCCTCGTTTTGTTTTCGCGTGTAATCGTTACGCTTGATTGATTTCATTTCAATGCTTTTAAAATCATTAGCACTTTAGCTATAAAGTACTCTCCCGTCTCTTTTTCGTCAATATCAGAAACCTTTGTTTTGATTTCCAGTATAATGTCTGCGCGTCCTTTTTGGTAGTCGTTCATAATCTCGTTGGTTTAATCAGTTACCACTATCTCGTTCTATTTAGTTTTGTTCGTTCACAACAGTAGCCATGAGTCTTGCAGACTTCATAGCAGCGTGTTATCGAGAACACTACTTTAGTGTTTCAAACATGGTTTTTAAATCAAAGAACTTTTCCTCTTCCCCGTTATCATCTTCAATTAAGAAACATTCCTCGTATTCATTAACTACTTTATATTCTTTTCCTTTAGTGAAGTTCATTATTTTAGTGCCATCTTCTCTCAGGGCTTCATTTTTACATTTAACTATCATTTCAAATTTCCTTTAGTGCTTACTATTCCGTGATCTCGATAACAAAGGCTAAAAAGCCATACGAGTACAGGCTCTTAGCCTAGTCATTGTTGTGCTACTCTTTATCGTAAATCCATTTATACTCCTGAATGTCTATTATCTCAGCGTGTTTGAACATTTCCTCGAATGCTAATTTAGCTGAATCTTTATCAATTGCCTTGACAATCTTGCTGAAGGTTGGTGTGAAAATTTCGTATGTCTTCATTTCCGTAGGTCGTTACCAGTTACTCCAATTATGTTAAACATTTCGTGCATTCTAGACTCGATTCTCTTGCCGTATTTCTTCGCCATCATCTCAGCATTTAAGTTACTCGTGGCAAAAGTTAAGTAGCCCTTGTTAGTGTAAAGCTGATGGCGTTGGGTAAGCGTGTCAATGCCTACGTTTATTTCTGTGCCGTATCTTTTTATGGAAGAATGCTCTTCTCCTAAGTCGTCTATTCCGAACATCTTGCTTTGAAGTGCAGAATCTAACGGGTAAACGTCTGAGTGGTTCGAGTCCAGTTGGTAAAGTCGTTCCATCTCGAAGCCAGTAAAGATGTTAAATTTAAACTTGTTAGTGTAACCCATCATTAAGCTAAGTGCTTTTAAGTAAACCGTCTTACCGACTCCCGTGTTTCCCATTAAAATAATGCCTTTAGAAAGGTCGCCTTTAAACTTGTCCGATTGTACGCAGTACCTTACAAGCTGGTCGGTGGTTGCTGGGCTTACATCTCTCCAGTTCGGAACGATAGACTTGCAGCATTCAATAAACGCTAACCTTGCACCGTTGAATTTCTCTTCACCGTATGGCTTTAGTTTATAAACTGTTGAGCCGTTGTTCAGGTGGTTTAAATAGTCTTGTATCATTCGAATAGTTCTGTTTGGGTTATGTCTTTCTTGCGTATTATTCCAAGAGCCGTTTCGAAGATAGTTCTTCCAGCTTCGTAGTCTACTAGGTTGCGAGCTATTTTATCTTTTCTCTGTGTTCCTTTGTAGGTGGTCAAATCTATGTCGTGAAATTCACATAGCCTTTTCACTTCTTCGCGCCCCCCTAATTTACCAACCCTATCACTCAGAATATTAGGTAAAGTAAAATTTGTCCAATACAAATGCCGCCCTCGTTTCTGAGCTGGTACTAATGGTTCATAATATGGAATTACATTCTCAACGCAATACTTGCCCTTAAACCAATTGTTACTTAAAAATATAACCTCTTCATAAAGTTTCATATCGGGATACCGGGCTTTCTGTTGCCCGTCCGTATTAATTCTACTATGACTTGGACAAGGTGGAGAACTCCAAATGAAATCAAACTCTTTGTAATGCTCTAGCAAATACTGATGAGCATCTGCCACAATAACCGTGTCGTTAGGAAAACGCTCTTGATACATCCTTGCTAGTTCCGGGTCAAGTTCCACCGCAGTTACTTGTAATTCAATACCAGCCTCTTCAGCCACTTCGTCCCACTTGTATCGGTTGCCTCCAAGACAAGCGTATAAATTCAATACTTTCATTATGGATAAATTACGTTATCAAAGTTTTTAAAATCATACTCTTGGTTGCTCTTCAGGTTGTCAGTTTTAAACCAAACGCTCCGAGCCTTTTGTTTCCAGTTCTTAACGGTGTTGCCCCTCCCGTCCTTCCAAACTCTGCCGCGTGGCTTTCTACTTTCTTCATAGTATTCAAACATTTTTGTAGCTGAATCCTTAGTGTAGCCGTTTTCGTCAAAGTATAAAATAACTTCTTCTAACGATGGTGGTGCTTGTTCTTCTTTAGTTTCATTTGGTTTAGTATACTCTACTATACTTTGTGGTTTTACGGGTGCTGTACTTGGTTGTTTAATAGGTTTACGTACCCCTAAACCTTGTAAAAGTAGAAGTAAACCGTCATAAGTGATGCACTCGTTACTTCGCTTAGAGTATGCGTCTTGTATTGAATCAACGAAATCTTGACACCAAACTATCCTATTCTCAGACCATAAGACACTATCAAACTTCTCTAGCTCAACAAGGTCGTTAATGATTGATTCCAGCGTTTCCTTTGAAACCTTACACCTAGCAGAAAGGAACATGGTAGTGGTGTTCTTTGATAGGTCTAGGTAATGAAAGTCAGTCTTTGCAAGTTCTCTAAGTAGCTTCATAAATGTTGCAAAACCATCGTTTCCGTAGGTTTCTTCTAGATAGTACATCTTCTTTCCATCCTCACAATAAAAGGGGAAATAGTCAACGTTATTTCTTTGTGGTCGTGCCATTACTTAGACGATTTTAAATACATCTTTCTTGCTTCTAAATCAACGTGCTTTGCGTTTACATTGTAGTCTTCGCCAAAAATAGAAAGGTATCTGATTAAAGAGTTCTCAGCTATAAGAGCATCCTTCTTGTTGTCGTATGTCTTTACTACAACGTGACTGGTAAACTTCTTACCGCGGCTTTTGTGCTGCTTAATCCTATTAGTAATACACATTGTAAATCCAACGTATATCGGTTTTGTTTCGTTAACTAGAACGTAAACATGGTACTTTAAATTAATAGCCATTATTATAAATCAATGCCGTAAGAGGCTGCGCTGACAACACAGAACAAGGGGACAAACAGAAAAGCCGCGACCTTGTTACTTCCTCTTACGAATGATTGAATGTTTTTCATCTGTTATTATACCGTGCCCGTGTCATTGGGCATTACAAATCTACAAAATACTTCCCACAATTCCAACAATCAATAACCAAATTAAAGTAATTGCTGGAGTAGCATATTTCCAAAAGCGAAGAGTGTTCCGCTTGTCCCATCGTTTAACTTGATATCGTTTCATCACTACGTTAAGTCTATCTTAATGACAATATCTCTATCATACATTGCTTTGAATATTTCCTCGTGTGAAATATCTTTTAAAACAACATTCATGCTGTCATCGTATTGTTCGTTTTCGATAACTTCCCTACCTTCTTTAATTCGCTTTACTTCTATTCTCGGTCTTGGCTTAATTAATGTTGGAGGTTTCCCTACTTGGTTTAATCCAAAACATATTTCTCCCTTTCTATTTTCCCAAGTAAAATCTTCTTCCAATACCGATTTTCTAGATGCTATCTTCTGCAAAATATTTGTATCAGTATTGTGAAAGTATCGGTGGTCAAGATTAACCATAGTTGATATAGTGTGTCCTTTTGCCATTTCAAACTTCATTGTTTTGCAGTTCAAAATATGTTTGATATAGCCTTTATCCAAAAGCATTTTTTCAAATTGTGTCATTCTTGTGATTCATTGGTTACCGTTACGCTCTCCTCCACCAGCTTGTCGATTACGTCCTGACAACCTTCGATAAGGTTAACTATGGAAGTGTCGGTGCTTCCGTTTGAATAGGTACTGTTAAGGAACTTGTCCACCTCTTTAGCGAATGCGTTTCCTTTGTTCTTTAGTTGATGTTTAAACGCTCTATTGCCTCCGAAGTCGTCTAGTGCCTCAACAAAGGACTGGGCGAATACCATACATTTTAACGCTTTAAGGTGCTGCTCGTTCATCTTCTTCGATTTGATTGTAATTAAAATTTATCTTAGCTATCATTGGGTCGTTAAACTCCAGCATTCCTTTTACGACTTTAACCGAATAAAGAATCGTTGCGTGGTTTCTCTTGAAAACGTCCGCTATCATCTTGAGCGTGTAGCCGTCCGAATAGAGTTCTGTGTAGACCTTCCAAATTGCGAACTGACGAGCGCAAACTATCTGCCTTTCTCTCGTCTTTGACTTGATTATATCGTAACTGTGTCCAGTTGCAAGTACGACTCTGCGAATTATCTCCTGAGTCTCACGGTGAACATCAGCGTAAGCAAGGTCTCCGTTTATCAAATCTATTAAGTGCTGGGTTTTATAGTTAAAGTAACCGCCAGCTAACGTAAGAATCTCGTTTAACTCTTGTTTTATTTCGGGCGTTATCCGAACCGTTAAGCTAGTTTCCATATGTGGATATTTTTTCCGAAGTCGCCCTCAATTAATACTTCTGTTTTCTTTATCAAGCCTTTGTTTTTAAGGTTGCTGAATGACCTTCTAATGGACGTTATGGGCGTGTTGTGCCACTTGCTCTCGCTTAGTGTTTCCATTATCTTAAAGTGCCTTAGAACTCGTTCAGGCGTTGCGCCTAAGTTATCGTAGTTCTTGAAGTACTCAAGCACCAGTTCGTCTTGAGTTTTGGCTTTCTTCCGGGACTTGTTTAGAGTCGTTCCTTTTTCTTTGTTAGTGTTGTAAAACATTAGTATTTGTTAATGTAGTTTATAATTACTTCTTGAGTTCTTACGCTTACTCGGTCGCCTTTAAAGTAGGCGTAAACGGTCTGCGTTGATAGCCTTGTATCTTTGGCTATTCTGTAAGCGGTTATCTTCTTGGCGTTAGCCTCAGAAGTTACCTCTTCAATCTTGGGTATTTTAATCATTTTTTATAAGTGTTATTGGTTCTGTTTCTTCTGTCCAGCATTCAACAATTGGCTCGTCTAGCGAGTGGTCAATGTAGTAAGTGTATCCGTCTATCTCAATGTAAACGCTTTGCTCGGTGGTTAATTTTACAATCATTTCTTTAATCTTGAATAAGTTTGCTTTCTAAAATAAATTCCAATGCTTCGTAAGTCTTTACCCAGCCCAAACTAAAACCGTTGTCAGATGCTTTAAAGCTATCCGAGCAATCGTCATCTTCGTAGATGTCAATGGTAATGTTTCCTAGTTTATAACCGACTACGTTATTGCCTTCAAAGCCAAGTCGTCTAAAGTCTTTATGCGTTAATGCTTTCATTTTTAAATCTTTCAACAAATATATATATATCTTTTGAATATTCAAAACATTAGAACAAATTTTTTTATTCTAGTTCCTTAACCTTCTCACGGTAGTAAGCAAGTTTCTCCTCCAGTTCCCAAGTGGCAAACTTCACTGTCGTTAAACTAAGCTGGTGCATCTCGTCCGCCAGTCCTTCACGCTCCCGGTCAAGGTTTAAACCGAAGTCATATTGCCTTCCTTGTTGCATCACGTTGCATCCGTAGCATTGAGGTCGGCAGTTATCTTCGTGCCACCTTGTAGCGTATCTTGCTCGGGTCATAAAGTGCCCGTTCTGAATCTTCTTCACTTCGTAACTTCTTCCGCAAGTGTAGCACTCAACAAAGCCGTCAAGGTTAACCGCCCTCAACCGAATAAATCGACTGAAGGCGGCATCTAAATCCTTTACAATTTTACTTCTGCTCTTCTTCAAAAGGGTAAGTCGCCAGTTACTTCAACGGTAGCCGCTTGTGGTTTAGGCTTGAAGGTATCGACTGAAGCGTAAAGTTTGTTTTGCTTACTTTCCTTAATCTGAGTCCGTAACTCAAGACCTTCTTTGCCTTCAGTTAGGTGCTGGTCGTTTTCCTTCAACCAAGCGATTAGCTTAGTCGGGTTAATCACAAGACTCGCTTTAACGAAATCAGGTGCTTTCTCGTTCGGTGTAAAGACGTTCAAACCGTCTATAAATACTACTTTGTTTTCCATTATTTTGGGTTTATTAAGTTACTTGTTTAATACTAATCATAAGCGTTGCCAATTACTTTTATTTGACAACTTCCTAAAGGGTTAAGATACTGCTTTCCTTTGTGATATGTTGTTCTATAAAAACCGTGCGATATATATTCGACATCATTAGGCTTATCTTTAAATTTAACTGGAATAACAATATCGCCTTCGTATATGTCTTGGTCGTTAACATCTTTCACACCAGTAAACTGACCGACTGAACCGGGAAACACTTCAAAACATTCTCCTGAAGGCGTTATTATTTCAGCATAATCAACTGACTTAGCAAACGGAGCGTCATACTCTGAATAAACTAAACAACCGTAAACCCAGTTTGAATCTTGTACCGTTGAACCTCTGAATTTTATCGTTCTCATTGTTTCAATAGTTTACTAAGGTAATCATTTGCAAACTTCAGTCTCTCCCGGAGTTGCTCTTGCATTTCAAGGTCTTGCTCTACTCTTATTTCAATCAGTTTAAAGCGTTCGTCTTTGATACGTGGGTCGAAGCTAACGAACCTACAAGCTAACGCTCCAGTTGCTAACATTTGACCTTGCATTTGCCACATATACTTAGGGTCAATGTAACCTTCAAAGGCAGTCTTTAAGTGGTTGCTGGTATTGTACGGGCATTTGATTTCGATAAGTTCCCCGTTGACCATTCCGTCAGGACTTGCGCCTGAGTATTCGTTAATCGGAACGAAAGGCATCTCTTCAATTGTTAACCCAGTCGTCTCTTCAAAGTAAGCCTTGCATACTGGTTCATTTTCTGTTCCCCAATCTAATGCCGCTCCGAAGATTTCCTTGCGCTCTTCCGTCAAGAGTTCTGCCGCCTTCTCGTAGATATAACTTACTGCGGTTGCTCCAAGCACTTCGTCTTTCTTCCGTGCATTGGTCATTAGTTCACCGAATCGGGAAGCCGTAAACTTCCCCATTCGTTGCTTATGCCATTCGTCTGTCCGTTGTTCGGTAAATAGTTCTTCCAACATCTTACTTTCTTTTAAAGTCGTCCGATTCATCTTCGCCAAATACGCCAACTTCGTACAAGCCGCTAAGTTTTAAAACCACTCTGCTCAAGGCTCGTTTTTCTGCCATAGCAACTGGGTACTTTTGTCGCGTGTTGTCAGGTGCAGACTCTCCGAAAGTTTCCATTTGAACGGGCAAGCCTTTGGTGTTGCTCATCTCTCCAGTAGCTTTGATAACTACGTGCTTTAGGTCGTCCGATAAGCTGACTACTTCATAGCTAACTCGGATGCACTTATGCGCTTGGATGCGCTCAATGCCTTGCCGGGTTATAATTACAAAGCCTTGTGGGCTTTTAAAAAAGTGGTCTTTGTTTAGACCGTTTTCATTTGCGAGACTGGTTAGTCTCTCTTTCTGCGTTTCGTTCATCGTTCTGTTTTTTGATGATTATTAAAAATACTAATTTAAAGTTTGAATGTCAACTGCCGTTCTTCTGTAATCGTCATAAATACGAATAAAAGTGTAAGCTGAACATTTGATTGGTTCTACTCTTGAATGTTTTACAATTTGCCAAAACTCGTTAGAGTTTGCGCTTATCGTTCCGCCTCCGCATTGCAATTTCTGAATTGCTTTGTCTGCTATTTTACGGGCGAATGCTGGGATTTGCATATCTGAAAGTCGCTCTTGGAATGTAAGGTGGTTCATAGTTCTGTTTTTAAAGTGGGGCGTTCTTATGGTTGCCCCTTTGGTTATTACTTGGTTATTTTTGAGAGTTTACTTCAATAATCCAATCAATAATTGCTTTTCGTTTCTTGGATATTCAAGACCGTTAAAATGAAAAGTTTCTTTTGTGTATCTAGTTTTGGTGTACTTACAAATCTTACTTGTAAAAACTGACTTCATTTGACCTTTAAACTCAACTCCTTCTATTGTAACTAACACATCACATTCAAAAACCAATTCCCCTAATTTTGAACCTGACTTTGAATAGTCATTCGTGTAGTTTTTTGATTTACAATATTCAATTGTGTATTGAACTTTAACTCCCTCTATTGTTCTTGATTGCTTTTCCATCGTTCTGTTTTTAATTATAGACCAAATATATAAATAACCTTTTGAATAATCACTACACTAATGCAAGTTTTTTCAAATTATTTTTCAATTCGTTCTTAATTCTGTCGTGAATAGGCGTTTAAAATAGCCTCTTGGTTTAGTTCAATCTCACGGTTACGCTCCTCCGCGTTAACTGCGGCATCGAATATAACGTCTTGAGTATCCTCAAACTGCCGAACCTTGTAACCTATATATAAGAGAAGCCCAACCACCAGTAAAAGGAGACAAACGCAAACGGTTAAAAGAAATATAATCATAAGTCCATCAATTCATTTATTACAGTCTTGCCACCTATTACAACCGCGCAACCTATCGCTGGTTTCTTGCCACGTTTGGCGTAAGCGAAAGCGTATTTATCGAAGTCAATTCCGCATCCGACCTGAGTGCCAAAGACTTTAAAGTTCTGCCCAACGTACCATTCTGAATAGCATTGAGTATGAAGATGTCCTTGAACCGTTGACTGCATATCTGCGCGGCATTTCGTTCGAGCCGTTCCAGCTTCCCCGTGAACATACTGAACACCATCGTAAGCAACGCGGTCAACAAATCGCCAAGTCGGAGCGTTCAAGACTTCGTTGAAAGACTTAATCCAAGCCTTCGGAATGCCGCCTGAGAAAGCCTTTCTTGATATTATACGGTCGTGGTTTCCGATAGTTACGTCAGCAACTGGAAACGCCTCCACCCATCTTTGAAGTCTTTGTATTGCAAGTTCCAATTCTTGCCCTCCGCCCATTCCATCGGGGTCGGTTTCGTGGAAACTCGAGTAGTGTGAGTCAATAACGTCTCCAATAAATACGACTTGATTGCAGTTGTACTTTCGGTAAGTATCCTTGCAAAAGTCAAGATATTCATCAAGACAGAATGGTTCGTGTAGGTCTCCAATAGCAAGAATCCTACGCTCCTTTCGGGTTAGGTTATTCCAAGCATCCAGCATTTGCCCCTTTATTCGGGGTCGAAAGTCGCTCATTGAGGCTGCACCATTTCAGCAAACTCAGGGTCAAGAGTTCTAATTTTGCGATGTAACTCCGCCCACTTTACTTTTGCTTCAAAGCGTTCTAAGTCTGTGGATTCAGTACCTAAGTTTGCTTGGTTTGATGCGTTTTTTTTTAGCAATTTATCTATTGCTTCCCTTGTAATTGGATTAGTATCGTAAATCATCTGTTTATAATGTTTCGACCAATGCCAACACCTATAAAGTGTTGACCGTTAAAGCCATAGTTTGCGCTAATGTAAGTCTTTTTAACCGTAGCCTGTAAGCCAACCCCAAACAAAGGCTTGTAATTTTCGACAAAATCACTCTGAAGTCCGACCAATCCGTGAACACCTAACGCCCAGCCCAAAGGTTTCCTTCGTAATTCTACCTTCAGGTTCTCGGTTCTGTTCTGATAGTTCTGCCAAGTTAGTCTAATGTCGTTTAGAGTCGTGTCGTAATTAGCTACTTCGGTAAGCCACGTTTCCACTATCTTAAAAGTGTCTATCAATAACATTGTATCTAAGCGAATAACTATCTTGTCCGAGTAGATTGTA